ACGGAGCCGCAGCTAACCGGCCTGTCGTTCTCGGTGATCGTGCGCTGCGACAGCGAGGCGCATCAGGGCGAGGTGTTGCAGATGCTGGAGGAAAGGGGTCTGAAATGCGAAGCGATGATCAGCTAATCGAGCGCGACGCCTACGACCAGCACATGGACGAATTGGCGAACCGCATCAGCGAAGAAATGTTCGGCGAGAGATTGTCGGAGGTGATCTTCGCGTGCTGCGCTGTCGTCGGGTTCGCGATGAGCGAGATGGATCACGACGAGCGCGCGCTGATACAGCCAATGGTGACCAAATTCATGGCAGAGGTGATGGAGCGGGCAAATGAGCAGGATCGACTTCACAGTTGAGACGACGCTGGAGCGCACGCCGCGCGTCAAGCAGTTGTCGGGCATGTTCGATGTGCCCGCGCAGGAGAAGCTGTCGCATCATTGGGTGGGGGATGTGCCGCTGGACGAACGCGAATGGAATGTCGGCGTGATCGTCGGCCCGTCTGGCGCGGGCAAGTCGTCGGTGAAGCGGCAGTTGTTCGGGGAGGATCGTGCGTTCGAATGGCGCTCGGCATCGGTGATCGATGATTTCGACACCGCGATCAGCATCGACGCCATCGCAGCCGCGTGTTCTGCGGTCGGCTTCAACACCATTCCAAGCTGGATGAAGCCCTATGGCGTCTTGTCAACCGGCGAGAAGTTTCGGGTCGATCTGGCGCGGCATCTGATCGAGGGCGGCAAGCGGATCGTGGTCGATGAGTTCACGTCGGTGGTTGACCGGCAGGTGGCGAAGATCGGCAGCCACGCGGTGCAGAAGCACGTCAGGAAGACCGGTCAGCAATTCGTCGGCGTGACCTGCCATTACGATGTGATCGACTGGTTGCAGCCCGACTGGATGCTGGAGCCCGCGACGATGACGTTTCAATGGAGGTTACTTCAACGACGACCAAAGCTCGATGTCGAGGTGGCGCGCGTCGGTTATGAGGCGTGGGAATTATTCGCTCCATTTCACTATCTGACCGCAGAGTTGCACCGGTCGGCGGCGTGCTACGTGCTGTTTGTCGAGGGTGTCCCGGCCAGCTTTGCCGGGGTCATTCATCGCCCGCATTCGAGGGTGGACGACATCAAGGGCGTGTCGCGTCTGGTGACGTTGCCGGATTATCAGGGGTTGGGATTGGCGATGATCTTGGCGGACACGCTGGGTGCCGCGCATAAGGCGATAGGGCATCGACTGCACACCTATCCGGCGCACCCATCGCTGGTGCGCGCCTTCGACCGCTCGAAATTCTGGGTCATGCATAAAAAGCCCGGCGTCTTTTCGCCGACGCTGGGAGAGACATCAACGATGCGCAACGTGCGCCGCGATGTCGGTGGGAAAAAATGGACGATGGGGTCGCGCCCCTGTGCCGTGTTCGAATATCAGCACAGGGGCGAGCCCATGGACGTTGATCTGGCGCGCGCGCTCATCTCGGGCGCGAACACCGTGGCCGCTTAGGATCGCAGTTTTTTGGCGACCAGCGTCTGGACGTGATCGGGCGACAGGCGATAGCGGATCATCAGACGCAACAGGATGACGACGGCGCGCGGCACGGGCGATTTATCGTTGACCCAGCGCCGTGACGTGGTGTCGTCAACGCCGAGAAACCGCGCCGCCTCGACCAGCGTCAGATCGAGCCGTGCGGTCGCCTTCTGATACTCCTCACCGTTCATTTCAGTCCCTCCTTTGATCGCTCCCTCAGACCTTGGAGTGCGTCCTCGAATGCAGCTTCGGTCACGGGGCATTGGATGGCACTCATCGCGCCATTCAGATGGTAGTCGAGCCCGAGCGGCAGCTTGAACCCCGGCACAGAACCGACGCCCTTGCAAAGCGGACACGCCGCGCGCTCCTCATACTGGTTCGACAGGCGCGGATCAGGCACGGCGATGGCGATCACCGCATCGGTTACCGCCATCTCCCATCGCCGATAATCGGCGTGGGTTTTTTGGTCGAAGGTCGTCTCGAACGACAACAGTGTTTTGATGTCGTCTGGCGCTGGGCACATATCGATCACGGTTTGCCGCGCCCTACTGAGCCGCCGTTCTAGGCGTTCAATCTCCTCGTCGCGCGGGTCAACCACTTGGCTTCGTCGCTTGGTCATTTCGGTATCCTTTTCATTTGCGAGCGGTCGAGCACGTAAGTCTGACCGTCCTTTCTGACCCAGATCGACAGTTCATCGACCTTCACGACCTCCGCGATCTTGTCGCCAAGCGCGGCGGGCGTGTCGCGGCTTTTGCGCACGCGCACCTGATCGCCGATTTTCATTCTCCGATACTCCATTGCATGCCGTTTTCGTCCGGCTCTGTCAGTTGAACCTCGCGCTCGCTGTTGAGCGTGATCATGGTTTTGGTGGTGGATGCCGGTGGTCCCGCGACGACGCGCAAACCGGCCTTGAGCATCTTGTCGATGACCTCGCGAGCCGCGCCCTTGCGCCACGCGTCGGGACTGCCCGGCATCGTGATCGCCGACATCAGCCCGTCCTTGGTGGTCGGGCTGAAAACGACCTTGCACTTGTCGGGTCGCATCTCGATCGGCATGCCCTGCTGATCGCCTCGCGCGCGCTGATGGCTCTGAAGCCAGATGCACGCGAACTCGACGCACAGTTTGGGCCGATCGGCGTAGACCTTGCAGCCCTCGCCGATCGCGCAATGCTCGCACCATTTGCCCGCCGGTTTCTTCAGCGACGGGATGGCGTAGACGCGACAGCACGCGGTGCATGTTCCGCATTCGCCCGCCATCAGTCGATCCTCCCGCCGTCGCGCCAGCGCTCGACAGACACCCACGGCATGTTGGCCTTGATGATCAACATGCCGTCAGCGGAACGACCGCTCTGGTATCCGGTGGTCCGCATGATCGCGAACCACTCGGCTTTCTTGGATATGTCCATCGCGCCCGCGACCAGCACCACGCCCTGTTCGTCAAGGTCCGGCGTTGCCGCGTAGCGCCCTTTCGATCGGGCGAGATGCGGGCAAGTTTGGATCGCGTAGGTGGCGCAGTCCTTGTGCATCGCCGGGTCATAGAAATACCCGTTCTCGACACAGAGCGGCCCGCCGATGAAGTAGACATCGCCGCGCATCGGCTCGCCGCAGATGCTGCACAGACGACGGCGCACCGCCTTGCTGCTGTGCTGATCATCCATGATGCGGAAGTCCGGTGTGCCGTCAGCCTTGATGAACTGGGCAAACGGGATCACGAAGCCGCGCGCGTCACGCGGGCGTCGGGATAATCGGAATGGAATGTCACTCATCGTGCCTTCGCCTTCTTTTCAATTCGCTTCACTTCGACCGGGTCGATGCCCTGCGGGTACGACAGACCGCCCATCCCATCGACTTGCGTCCATTTGCTCACGCGATGGACGACATAGGCCGAACACTTGCCCTGCCGTTGCATGTTGCGGATCGCGCCCTCGATCGTCTGCGATCGACCCCAGCCCATGCTGTTGCCGCGCGCAATGTACCAGACGCCGCCATCGGGCACTATGCCCGATTTCGGATCGTCCACATGGCGCATCAGGTCGGTGTGGGTGAAGTGTTCCGAATTGCCGAACATGAACGACGCGTTGCGGTTGCTGCTGTCGTCGCCCCACAGATCGTGGACCGTTACGGTTTCGTCGGCGATCGTGCCATCGAGCCGAAGCAGACGCACGCTGTCGCCGATCTTGAATGCTTTAGTCATCTCATTCTCCTGTTCTAAAAAAAAGAACCCGCCTTCAATGGCGGGTGTCTTTCGTGGGCTTGGGTTTGGATTGTTGAAGCAGTTTCAGCATCTCGGTGAGCCACCGGATGCGCGCCTTGATTTCGTCAGCGGTCATGCCATCTCCAATCGAGCGCGCGCCGCGCGAACATGCGCTTCGGCTCTCTCGCGTCGTGATCGTGGTTGCGGTGGCGGTGCAGTCTCGCGTTTGCGCATCTCTGCCATCGCCGCGTCGTACATCTCGCGCCATTTCTCCGGCGTTCGCGCCCGACGTTCCTGCGATGCGCAAGCCGCCAGCGCCGCGCGATGTTGTTCGCGCACCGCCTTGTGGATCGCCTCGCCCGTGTTGTGCGGGGTGCCGCTTGCGCAATTCGGTCGCGGCATCGAGGGCGTCGCCCGTCTCAGCGCCACACGTTGCGCTGAGAGAACGGCAGCTTCGATCGCCGTCGCATATGCGAGCCGATCGGCACGCGACATTTTCGCGAGCCCGTTGCGCGCGCGATGCCGAAACTTTTTCAGCGTCGCGCTGTCGATATTGTATTCGGGTCCGTAATCGTCTTCCATTTTGTCCGCCTCTTTCTGGGTTGAAATTTCACTGGGTCGTCGCCAGCGAACCGACAACGATGGCGATCACAACGACCGCCATCGCGATTATCAAAAACGCTTCCATCAATGTGCCCCCACATCGATGCCGCGCGCGCCCCATGGGGCTTGCTCGATCAATCGCTTCACCTCTTGCGGGTAACCCGTCACGGCGAACAGGACCGGGCAATGTGGCTCCGGCCCGGCGTCGCCGATGTACAGATCGGTGAAGCAGATGATCAGGGATGCATCGTCATGCTGTTCGGCAACGTGAGCGAACAACGGCTTCATGTCGGTGCCGCCGCCGCCACGCGGATCGAATTCCATTTCGTCGCCGCTATGGAAGTGATCCTCGCGCGTCAATCGCGTGTCGCCGTAGAGAACGACCACTTCGTCAATGATGCCGTCATCGAGCATCGCCGACGCTTCGCTGTTGACGCAGGCAAGCGCGATTTCGTCCATCGAGCCTGACGTGTCGATAATGAACACCGCCTTGTTGACACCGTCCTTTTGGGTCGAGGGCAACACGATCCGCTGATGCATGAAGCGACGGTTCGGTCTGTTCCACGTCTCAATGCGCAACGCGCCTTGCTCGCAGAACTCCCGCAATTCGTCGCGCCAATTTCTCGGCGGGTTGTTGGCACGTTCAATCTCGCGGGTGATATGCCCCGGCAATTCACCGACAGCCTTCGCCATCGACGCCGCCTGACGCACAACGCGTTCCCACTTGATGTCTTCCTCTGCCAAATCGCTGGCGTCGGTCGCTGTGTCGAGGACTTCACCGCATCCGCCGGGATCACCGCACGATTGCTGCTGTTCGTTCTCGCCTTCGCCTTCACCGCCGCCCGCGCCGCTGCCGTCGTCGTCGCCTTCGGCATTCTCGCCGTCGCCGCCGCCTTCGCCAGTCTCGCTGTCGTCGCCATCGTCGCTGTCGCTGTCAGCATCGCCGTCACCGGGGTCGCCGCTGTCGTCGTCGCCTTCATCGCCATCGTCGCCGTCGTCGGCATCGTTGTCGCCTTCGCTGTCGTCGTCGTTGGTGTCGCCGTGATCGTTGTCCTCAGACTGATCGCCGTCGTCATCGTCGCCGTCGTCATCGTTCTGCTGTTGCTCTTGCTTCTGCTGTTCCTCCTTTCGTTTTTTCTCGGCATCGAGTTCGCGGCATCGATAGATGTCTTCCGCGCTCATGCCCCGATATTGCGGGTCGATCAGCACGCCGTCTGGCAATTCGAAACCTTCATCGATCAGATCGATGTTGATCGCGTAATCGCAGGCTTCATTCCATTTGACGGGGTCGCGCCCATTTCGACGTGACCCATGATGACGCGCGTCGTGCTCGCTTTCGTGAGCCTGCACGCCAAGCAGTTTCGCTTGTGTCAATGTCTGGATGAATTCCGGGTTGAAGAAGTGCCGTTTGCCGTCCGTTGCCATCGTCGGGTATTTCCGCGACAGCACCGGCTCGACATTCGAAACAAGCACGCCGTAGAAACGACGCGCCATGATCAGTTCGGCGCGCGCCTTCAGGACGCGCTCCGTCGCTTGGTCTTCGATTGTCATTGATTGCTCCATCAGGCGAACATGCCGCCGACTTGGGCGACGATGTCGTCAGCACTTTTCTGCACCGCCTTGCGAACGTCATCGTTGGCGCGCAGCACCGCTGCGTCCTCGCTGCACAGTTCTTTGACGATGCGGTTGGTGATCTTGGTCAGCTTCGGGTCGTCGGTCAGATTGAACGCGGGCAACAAATCCGCGAGGTCGCGGACGTTGTTCACCAGACTGTCGCGGAACAGATGCTCGCCGGGTTCGCCGGTCTTGTATTCCGCGAGCTTGGTCGCCATGTGCCCCACGGTTTCAACAATCTGTTGAGCCGTGCATTCCATCGCCTTCGAAACCACGTTCTTGGATGTCTCAGCCAATTCCCGCTTGATGTAGGCGACGGTGTCGTCATCAAGATCAGCGCGGAAGTCGTCAGCATCGGGGAACGGCAGCACGGTCAGGTCGAGTTTGAATTTCGATCTGATTTCGCTGGGCTTGGGATAATCGGACGCGTTGAACAGCCCGTTCAGTTCTTTTTTGCGCTGCTCGACAAACGATGGATATTCGCGCGCAAACTTGTCGGCAGCGATATTGAAGTCCCGCTTCAGAACGCGGAATTCATCGCTGAATTTTGCGAACAGCATGTTGGCGAGAACGCGCGGGCCGTCGTCGGCCCATGGGCGTGTCATCTTGTAATGCAGATGCCGCGCCTTCGCGATCAGCGAGCCCAATTCGGCGAGATTTTCGACGGCGAGCAATCGCTTGTTGTATCGCCCGGCGTCTTCCGTCGCGCGATATTTTGCATTCGTCTCGGCGGTCACGCGCTTGTCGAGTTTGCGCGCGGTCCATTGCGAGATGTTGACAGAAACCAGCACCGCCTTGCGTGACAGCGGGGTGGCGATCTTTTTGGGTGCCATTGTGAGATTTTCCTTTTTCAGTTTTGGATAACGAGGTCTTGGTTCGCCACCGCCCACTTGCCGTAGGCGCTGGTATTCTTCAGCGTCGCGTCGCGCGTCGTCGCATCGTGAATGACCAAGATTTGGCTCTCACGCGGCAGGCGTTGCGCATATTGAATGATCGCTGGCATGGTCTTGCGTGTCGCGAGACGGGCGAGCCCGGTGCAGACAGCAAATCGGATCGATGCTTCGGTCGGCACGATCGCGCCAGCCGGATCATCGACAATCGCTTCCAGCGATCCGATCGAATGATACAGATCGATGAAGCCATCCAATTCGGACGCGTATGCATCGCCAACGTGAGAGGCGAACAGGCGCAAACGATGTTGGGTCGGGGCGTTGACGTATTTGCTGCAACGTGTCCACGATCGAGGGGTCGGGAACGCGTTTTCATCGCCCTTCGGCATGACGTGCAGGAAATCCCGTCGCAATCGAATGAAGGCGACAAGCTCCGGCGCGACAGCATTGGAATTCGCCCACGCTGCCCACGCGGCAACATCGGCGGTTATGAAGATATGAGCGAAACGATTGCGCAATGCGGTCGGCATCCGCTGGGCTGATGCCCGATCGGAAAGACGATTGCCCGCTGCGACGATCATCCAGCCCGGCGGCAATTCGTATTCGCCGACGCGCCGATCGAGGACCAATCCGAACATCACCGCCATCATTTGCGGCGAGCCCGTGTTGATTTCGTCAATGAACAGATAGCCCTCTGCGCCGTCGCGTTCGACTTGCGGCAGTTCGTCAGGGACAAACCATCGCGTTGTGCCGGTCTTTTCGCAGGGGACGGGAATGCCGCGAACGTCAACGGGCTCGCGGATGTTGGTTCGGAATTCGATCACCTTGCGCTTTTTCTTCGCGCCGAGTTGGCGAACGATGTCGGACTTGCCGACGCCGGGCGGTCCCCAAAGCATGACGGCGTCATCGGCGTCGGTCATGATTTCGAGGAGAATTGCCGCTTCGGCGATCGTGCATTCGTGTTCTTTAACAAGAGATGTCATTTTGCTTTCCGTTTGAGGTTGAGTTTTGCATTGAAGATGCGGAGTTGCCCGCGCAACGGCACGGGGACGATCGGGCGGGCGTCTTGCAACACCCACCCGTAAGGGCCGACAAAGAAACGAGACGGATGATCGGTGACGATGTCGGTTAGCTCGACGCTGCCGATCACAGCGCCATATGTCAGGCGTTTCGGGTCGATCCCGAATTCGCGTTCAAGGTCGGGTTGCGGGTCGTAAGACTGCCCGGCGTGGATCAAGAGCAATCCGCGATGGCTCGTCTGCCAATCCCTGTTCTCGACGGGCTTGATGCCCGCGACGATCAGGAACGCCCACGGTTGTTTGACCGTCAGCACTTTGTAGTTTTTCATTTTCCGGTTTCTGCTCATGAAAAAACCCGCCGGGATTGGCGGGTTTTGTTTGGTCGATTGAGATGGTTTGGATCAGAAACTTTCGGCGGCGTATTCGTCCCAAAGCGCGCGTTCGGCTTCGGGCAGTGTCGGCGCGATCTGGTCGCGCGGGTGTGCCCACGCATAACAAAAGTTGCCGGTCTTTCTTTCAACGATCAGATAGTCGTTCGGGTATTTGAACACGCGGACGGACTGGGCGACTTCGTCGTCGCCGAAATCGGCGAGCGCACGGGCGCGCGCCTTCGTGTCGGTGTAGATTTTGCATTTCGCCACGAAAGCATCGAACGTCATTTTGGATTTTGGCATTTCAGTCTCTCTGGTTTGGGTTGGCGTTCAGCAATGACGGCTGAATGACTGAGATGCGGAACAGCACTCGGAGAGAGCCGCGCCCGCCGAACAGCGCGCGCAAAAATGCGCGTTCTGTTCACACCGTTAGAAACCGCCTGTCACCAATCGCTCGCGCGATCATCTCAATCCGAACTGCGCTTAACTCCATACTGAAAATCCGTTTCCGCGCGCATCGCTGCGTGGCGTTCGTTCTTTTCAGCGGTTGATGACGCGACCATGTAGCAATCGCGCGGCGCTGGGGTGACTTGCACTAACCGGGCTCAGTCATTCAGTCGTCATTGACTGAACGACGCGAATATAGGGCATTTTGCCCGTTTTTGAAAGAGACGGTTTTCCGTGTAAAATCAATAGGTTATCACGTATCTTACGGGCGTTATGCCCGATCAATCGCAAAAACGTCTATAAAACAAGAGGTTTCCCGTGTTTTCGCTGCACGCGTAGGGACGCGTTTTGGTGCGTTTGGCGTTCTGAGGGGTGCAAGCGTATCGTCGCCGCGCGCTGTCGCCTCAGTGACGACGGCAGAGACGACGGGAGAACGTGCAATGGCAGACGATGAAACGGGCGCAGAAGGCGCAACGGTCGTCAGCACGGCGGTGATCTGTCAGTTGCTGATGCTGTCGCGCCAGCGCATTGATCAATTGGTGCGCGATGGCTGGATGAAGCGACATTCGCCGGGGCAATTCTCGCTGGTCGAAGGCGTGCAAGGCTACATCCGTTTCCTGCGCGACGAAACGCGACGACAGAACGTCAGCGCCGCCGACAGCCGGGTGCGCGACGCGCGCGCCAAGGACATCGAGACGCGAACCTTGCAGCGATTGGGCCGGTTGGTGCCGCTCGAAATCTATGAGGAGATGATTGACAATATTTGCGGCGTGGTAAGAAGCGAGTTCGCCGGACTACCGGCAGCGGTGACGCGCGATCTGATCCAACGCCGTGTGATCGAAAGAGATGTCAATGCTCGACTTCGTCGGATCGCCGAACACGCCTTGGCAGAGGCCATACGGCTGGAGGCGTATCGCTCGCCTGCTGATGCCATCCGAGATACTGGAACCGGACCTGTGGGCGGCGGCGAACCGGACCTATCCGCCAACGGCAGCGGTGCCGGGTCCGCGTGATCCTCTGCTGACGCCCTACGTGGTCGAGCCCGAGCGCGCCATCGCGTCGGGTGCCTATCGCCGCGTCGTCTTGGTGATGGGCGCGCAATCGGGCAAGTCGGAAGCCATGCTCGATGTCGCCGGGCAGCGGCTCGACCAACGCCCCGGCCCGATCCTGTACGTCGGGCCGAACAAGCAATTCCTGTCGGAGCAATTCGAGCCGCGCGTGATGGCGCTGCTGGATGAAGCGCCAACGCTGATGATGAAGGTGGCGCGCGGCAAGCGCATGACCAAGACGCGCAAGATGGTCGCGGGCGTGCCGTTTCGTCTGGCGCATTCGGGATCATCGACCGCGCTGAAGTCCGATCCGGCCGTCCTGGCTCTGGTCGATGAATACGATGAGATGCGCGACAACGTGAACAATCAGGGCGGCCCGCTGGGTCTGGTCGAGCGACGCGGCGACACCTATGCCGATTTCGTTTGCGTGGTGACATCGACCCCGAAGCGCGGCAGGGTGGCAGCGGTCAAGGACGACAAGACCGGTTTGTTCTTCTGGGATGTCGCTGTGCCCGAAGACATCGAAAGCCCGATCTGGCAACTCTGGCAGCAAGGCACCCGGCATCATTGGTCGTGGCCGTGCCCGCACTGCGGAGAGTATTTCGTCCCGCGTTTCAATCTGCTGCGCTATCCGCTCAAGGCGCAGCCGCTTGAGGCTTCGCGTGAGACGTATCTGGAATGCCCGCGCTGCGGCGGCGTCATCACCGATGGGCACAAGGCCGAGATGAACGCGCGCGGGCATTACGTCGCGCCGGGCCAGAACATCAACAAAAACGGCATCGTTCACGGCGCTCCGGCAGAGGCGAAGACGATTTCATTCTGGGTGTCGGGGCTGGCGTCGCCGTTCGTCACTTTCGGCGAGCGCGTGGCTGTGCTGGTCGAGGCGCAGCAATCCGGCGACGACGCGATGGTGCAGCAGGCGATCAACGCTGGCTTCGGCGAATTGTATTCGCCCGGCGGCGGCGAGGTGCCGGAGTGGATGGAAATCAAGGAGAAGTCCCGGCAGGCGACCTACGCGCGCGGCGAGGTGCCCGCCGATGTCCTGTACCTGACGATGACGTGCGACGTGCAGAAGCAATCGATCCCGTGGGTGTTGCGCGGCTGGGGAGCGCGCGCCACGTCGTGGCTGATCAATTACGGCTATCTGCGCGGCGACACCGCAGAGGAAGAAATCTGGATGGCGCTGGGCGATCTGGTGTCGCAGCCGGTCGGCGGGCTGCCGATCAAGCTGACCTTCATCGACAGCGGCTTCCGTCCCGGCAAGACCGACACGCTGCCGCTCAATCGCGTCTATGAGTTCTGCCGCCGCTTCATGCGCCGCGTGCGACCGACCAAGGGCTCCGCGTCGCCGATGCGCACGCCGCTGATCTTTTCCAAGATCGAGGTCAGCAGGAAGGACGGACGCGCGGCGAAGTACGGGCTGGAGCTTGTCCGGCTCGATACCGATCATTGGAAATGCTGGGTGCATGAGCGGCTGCGCTGGCCGGATGATCACATTGGCGGCTGGCACGTCTTCAAGGATGTCGATGACGATTACTGCCACCAGCTTGTCAGCGAAGCGCGCATCAAAAAGCCAACCGGCGGTATCGAATGGGTGCAGCGCAGCCGCGACAACCACTTTTTCGATTGCGAGGCGATGCAGGCGGCGGCGGGTTACCTGCTCAACGTGCAGCGCATCCCGTTGCAAAAACGTCAAAATGGGACTACGGATGGCGTCGGCAGGCAGCCGATCACCCCCTCTGAGGTAACCAGCGCACCCGTTGCGCCCCCAGAACCTCCACCGCCACCACCGAGTGGCCGCAGGGTGAGGCGCATCATTAGGTCGAGTTATCTCGGAGCCTGACGGCTCCGTGCCATGCCTCCAAAACCGACCCGCGAAGAACTGCTGGCGCAGATCGCAGCGCTACAGGCGCAGGTGCGCGAGCAAGACGCGCTCGCGCCGTTCGTGCAGGAAGTGTCGGGCATTGCCCCGGCAAATCAGCCCGACAAAAAGACTTCGCAGACCGTGCGCGCGCCGACACCGCAGCAGGCGGCGCTGCTGCGCTCGTTGCTGCCGGGCGCTCCAAAGACGACCGACCCGATAGTCATTCAGGGTCAGATCGACGGACTGAAGTCGCTCATCATCTCCGGCGTCAACAGCGCGGGCTATGGCGACAAGCGCACCGAATTCCGTTCGCTGTCCGACCTTCGCCAAATCCTCAACGACCTCGAAGAAGATTTGGCGGCGGCGCTGGGCTTCGGCGGTCGCGTCCGCCAGATCAGGATGACCACTCAAGCCGACAAGGGGCTGTGAGATGGGCATCGTGCGCGACATCCTGTCGGAAGGCATTCTCGGCAAATTCATTTCGAGGACCGACAAGCGCGCCACAAATTATTATTTCGATGCGGCGGGTCAACGGCGGCGGCTCAAAAGCTGGATGCCGACGCAGTACACCACCAACGTCATCCTGTCGGCGACCGGCGCGCTGTTGCGCTCGCGCGCCCGCGATGCTCTGCGCAACAACCCGCACGCCAACTCAGCCGTCGAGAGTTTCGTCGCCAATCTGATCGGCACCGGCATCAAGCCGTCGTCGCTGCTGGTCGATCAGCCGGACCTGCGCGAAGCCATCATGGAGTTGTGGCTGGACTGGACCGATCAGGCCGACGCCGATGGGCTCGCCGATTTCTACGGCATGCAAACCGTCGCCGCGCGCTCGCTGTTCGAAGCTGGCGAAGTCTTCATCCGCTATCGCCCGCGCAAGATGGAAGACGGCTATCCGGTGCCGCTGCAAATCCAACTGCTCGAAAGCGAGATGTGCCCCTACTGGCTGAACATGCAGGCCACGAACGGCAACTGGATCATGAACGGCATCGAGCTTGATTTGCTGGGCAAGCGCGCCGCCTATTGGTTCTATCCGATCCACCCCGGCGATCTGCCGATCGAGCTAAACAGTTCGCTCGTTCCGGTGCGCATCCCGGCATCCGAAATCCTGCACGTCTTCAAATGCACGCGCCCCGGCCAGATGCGCGGCGTGCCGCTGATCACGCCCGCGCTGGTGCGCATGTTCCTGCTCGACCAGTACGACGACGCCGAGCTTGAGCGGAAGCGCATCGCGGCGATGTTCGCAGGCTTCATCACCAGCGCAACGCCGGAGGACGTGATCCCGATCGACGGCATCGATCAAAGCGCGCCACAGGACAACGTCGGCTTGAGCGGGCTGGAGCCCGGCACGATGCAGACGCTGCTGCCGGGCGAGGACATCAAGTTTTCCGAGCCTGCCGATGTCGGCGGATCATACGAGGCTTATCAGTATCGCCAGCAACTCGCGATGTTCGCGTCGCTGGGCATTCCCTATTCGGTCGGCACGTCCGATCTGCGCCGCGCCAACTATTCATCGTTGCGCGGCTCGATCGTGGAGTACCGCCGCAAGCTGGAGCAATTCCAGCACAACATCATCGTCTACCAGATGTGCATGCCGATCTGGAAACGCTGGCTCAACACGGCGGTGCTGGCGCAGGCGGTTGACCTCGACGCCTCGACGTATCTTGCGCAGCAATCGGTCTATCAGCGCGCGAAGTGGATACCGCAGCGAAACGATTGGGTCGATCCGCTCAAGGATCGTCAGGCCGAAAAACTCGCGGTCGATGCGGGCTTCAAGAGCCGTAGCGACG